GACAATTATCATCAAGATGTAGACGCTGTAGACTACTCTACGAGTGAACAACCAGCGGAACATAAGAGTCATAACCTTATCGAATTAGATAATGGACAGTTTTGTCTGTATCCGAACAACAGAATGAGGATTTATGACAACAGTATCACTCCTGAGACACCTAAGATTCCTGATTTTAAGGTTTCAACCGTGTATTATCAGGTAGAAAACGGTCATGATCGTGACGGATTAGGGTCAGAAGAGAATTATTTCTGGAAAACAGCGAAAGAAAGGTCATCTAATGTTGAAGTAGGCGCTGGAGGCACTGATATGATGGGTAATGTAGACTTTTATAATACGGATTTTAGTAGAAATATAGAAATTACAACTGACGATGCACCAGAATTGGGATGAAATGGGTGAACATCTCATATTAGATGTCTACGATGGGTATTTTGATGACTTAAATAGTCCAAATTTCCTTCGTGACATCTTTACTCGTGCAATTTTGAAGTCGAAGATGATAATATTGAA